TGATCGCGGCGATTCCGGCCACGGCGAAGGCGGAGCACAGGTGGACGTTGCGATCACCTCCGACAGCCATCGCTTGGACTATTGCGTATAGTGCGGAGAATGCCCGTATCCCGTCCGCAGCCCACGCCTTCAGGGCCACGGACGCCGGTTGATGTGCGTCACTGCGTCCTGATGATGTAAGGGACCGCAAGATACGGCGGCATGTTCTCGTGACTGCCACCCCCCCCGGTGTTGTTGATCGATATCGATACCGAGTGACTGTGCGACCCGGCTGTCCCGATCGTCACCGAGTGGCTGTGCCCACCTGCGGTGCCGGTGCTCGTCATTGTCGGGTACGCCCCGCCGGACCCCGTGCCACCCGGGCCGGACGTGGCGCCCGACGCGCTGTGGCTGTGCCCGTAGTCGGAGCTGACCGACGTGCTGTGGCTGTGTCCGAAGTCCGAGCCGACCGACGTGTTCGATCCGTGGCTGTGGCCCGGCATCTGGTCGGCGGTGAGCGTCACCGTCTTCGATCCGCCGGTCGTCCCCCTGGTGTACGAGCCGCCCGATCCGAGCGCCGACCGGTCCCTCATGTCCGGGAGGTTGAACGTCGTCGAGCCGTCGCCGACGCCGTACCCCGTTCCGATGACGGCGAAGAGCGCCGCGTACGTCACCCGGGACACGGCGGCACCGTTGCACAGGGCCCAGCCGGTCGGCGCGTTCACCCCGGCGAAGGCGATCATCGACCCGATCGGCGTCGCCTCCCCGCCGTCCAGCCTGGCGACGACCATCATGACGCCGCCCTGCTGGAGGGCGCACACGCGGTCCCCGACGGCCAGCGAGACGTCACGTGAGCGCGAGCACCACGTGTCACCGGCGATGTCGATCCTCACGCGGCCTACGTTGTTCGGGTCGGCCAGTGACGTCACCGAGCCGAACCTGACGTTCGTCGGGTCGGCGCTCTCCGAGGCGATCGTGTCGGCGAGTGCGGCCACGGCCTCGGCGATAGCCGGGGACGGCGGCCCGACGAGCTGGTCCGTTGATCCGATGACGGGCAGGAAGTCAGGCATTCGTCGCTTCCTCCAGGGATAGGCGCGTCGCGCCGGGGCGGATCTGTATCTGTGCGCTGACGACCTTGTAGTACCCGTTCGTCTTCGACGCCGGGTCGATCACCCTGACGACGTCGCCGATCTCGTGCCCAGGCGTCCCGACCGTGGTGATGACGAGCTTCTGTCGCATCTTCGTCACCTTCGCGAACAGTGTCGCCGCAGCCGAGTCGGCCTTTTCCTGGGTGTCGATCAGCTTGCTGTAGAACCCGTACGGCCGGTGCCCGAACGGACCGTCGGCGTAGGTCGGACTCGTCGGGTCGGTGTCCCAGATCGTCGACCACACCGCACCGGCCTCGGGGTGTTCGCCCTTGACGACGACACCCGAGTAGGTCTTGTCCGCAGTGATCGTCCTCGACTGGACGGTCTCAAGGAGGCCGCCGTCGCCGCCCGCGTAGACGATTCCGGTCATCGTCTCGTGCTCGGGTTCGACGACGCACGTGCCGAGCGGGTCGAAGTATGCGACGAGGCCGTCCGAGTCGGCGAGGGTCGTGATCGCGTCCCATGGGTCCGACGCCCAGTCGAAGACGGATTCCGGCGTCGTGTTCCCCGTCGCCGTGGTCCGGATCGGGACGTCGAGTCTCGACGTGATGATGTTCGATATCGCCGTCGCCGTCGGCGTCCCGGCGGCGACCGTGTACGGCTCGGAGAACTGCCTGACCCGGATCGCGTCGACCCGGTCCCATCCCTTCAGCTTCAGGGTCGTCCCGTTGCTGTGCGATGACACCTCCGGCTCGACCACGCCGAACACCCCGAGCGGGACCTCCTCGTAGGCCCCGGCGACGAGGAGGCCCTTGTAGAGGCGGACCTCAGTGCCCTTCGGGGCGAGCAGGTCGCGTGCGCTCGAAGGCGTCAGCGTCCCGTCGGCGTCGATCAGCGTCAGGTAGGCGCTGCGGCGGACGGCGGTCGAGTCGACGTTGACGTACCCGTCGGCCAGGACGTTGATCGATGTGACGACGTCACCCGCGTACAGCACCTCGATCCGGTGCCGCCACGTCCGCGTGCTGGCGGCGAGCGCCTCGGAGAAAGCCGTCGACGTCGGCCACATCGTCAGTCCACCTCGTAGTAGGTGCAGGTGATGGATCGCGCCGTCCGGTTGACGGGCATGTAGTCGCGTTTCGTTATGCGAACCATGTATACCCTGCCCGCAGGTGATTGCAGAAGAACCGGATTGGTCGTCCTTAGCACGGATGTGATGTAGTCGACCTCACCGCCCCGGGCGTAGACGGTGAATGTTCCCGACGGCGCCCTCGACCCGTCGGTGTCGACGATCGGGTACTGCCGCCCGGGGACGTAGTAGACGGCGCTCGCGTCGTCGTCGCTGGCGTTGAACTCGGTGACGACGGCGTCGAACTCCTTGTCGTCCTCGACCGAGTCGCGGATCACCCAGAACGGCGCCTCGATGGAAACCGTCGTCACCGGCGACTGGGCCGAGGTGAGCACCGAACCGGAGCCGATGTCGACGTTCGTCACCGCCCGGTACTTGACGTCGACCCCGAGGGGTAGCGTCCTGTCGTCCACCGTGGCCCGCTGGTAGAGGTCGGGCTTCACGCGCTCGACGATCGTCGACCAGGTCGACCCGCCGTCGGTGCTGCGCTCGACGGCGATCGTCTGGGTCGACGAGTACCCGCCGGCCTGCCAGGTCGTGCTACCGCCCGGGTGGAGGCTCAGATTCCCCGCGTAGAACACCTCACCGGCGCCGACGGCCCCGATGACCTCGATCACCATCCTGGCCAGCACCGCACCGGCGGGGGCGGCGTCGGTCACGTAGGCCGGTGTGTAGGCGACCGCCCCGGTGACCACCTGCCCGCCGCTCGACGAGGAGATCAGCGATCCGGTCCCGTCGTCGGCGTCATACCACTCGATGACGACGTGGGCCGCACGGGCGGCACCGGCCGCCTTGAACGCCGCTATCGCCGTGTACGTCGCCCCGGCCACCACTGGGAACGACAGGGGCCCCAGGGGCTGCGGACGGCCCACCGGCGCGGGCGGTGGGGAGCCGACCGACGTCCTCGCCACCAGGTTCCCCGCGACAAGCGAGACCATGTACAGGGACGCCACGAGAAGGTTCGCCGGGTCGTCCGGCTGCGCGGCGATGGAACAGTTCGACACAGCCGTCCAGTCGGCCTGGCCGCGACCCGCCGGTGACGACAGGAAGTTCGACCGCGCCACGGCGGTCAGGGAGACCCGCACGACGCCCGTCTCGTACTTCACCGTGTCAGTTGCCTCGACGACCGGGCCCGACGGTGGTTGCAGGGACAGCGAGAAGTCCGACGATACCCACGGCGACGCGACCCCGCTGACGTCGGTGCACTGGACGTAGGCCCGGTACGCGATTCCGTCGCTCAAACTTACCGTCACCCGGGCGCTACGGGCGATAGCAGACGTCACGACCCCCGAGTCCCACACCGCCGGGAGCGGGTCGTTCGGGTCGATTGTGATCCCCTCGGTGGCGACGATCCTGACCCGGTAGTCCCGCTGCGTCGTCGCCGACGTGTAGGTCCACTGGACGAGTGGCGTCGACTCGCCGTAGTAGATGCCGCTCGGCGCGGTGACGGCGACCGTTGGCGCCAGCGAGGCGATGACCGTCCTACCGGCCGAGAACGCCGAGTCCGATCCAGTCGACGACCTGGTGGACACATACCAGGTGTACGTGGTCCCGGTGCTCCACTTCCCGCTCGGGAAGCTCACCTGGTGCGGGGTGTCGACGTTCGAGGCGTTGACGACCGGACCGGCCTGCCACGCCTGCGTCGGCACGTTCCAGTACTCGGTCGTCGACGAGTAGGTCCGCTTGAACACGAAACCCTGCTGGGTGTCACCGGGCGACACGGACGAGTAGGCCCAGGTGAACGTGGCGCCACTCGCCAGGTCGACCCGGGCGCCGGACGCCGGTGAGATCAACGTCGGCGCGCTCGGCGTCCTGGCCAGCGCGACGAGCTGCTGTGCCTTCACCGTGTAGGGCCCGGTGCCCTCGGTGAAGGCCATGTCAATCGAGTCGTTCTGCGGGTAGCGGACGAGCTGCACGTGCCCGTCGCTGTCGTCGATCGTCCTCGCGGCTGCGGTCGACCACGCCCCCCAGGTGTTCGTCGCCCGCGAGAACACGCAGTACATCACGTCGTACGTCCCGTCGCCGTAGACGACGACGTGGATGTCCTGCGTCGACTGGTCCAGCGCCAGGGCGATCCCGTTGATGTTCCCCGTGCCACCGGGCAGCGCGGGTGGCGTGCGCGCGGTCACCGCCCCGGCGACGCCGTCCCACTCCGCCGCGCGCAGGACCGACTGCGACGCCGAACGGGCCCATACGACGAACACCCTCGATCCGTCGTGGATCGAACAGAGCGCGCCGTCGTCGATGTCGATCCCGGTGTCGAACGTGACTGGCGTCTCCCAGGTCCACGTCCCCGCCTGGTACTTGGCCCGGTAGAGCCATGCGTTCGACGAAGACCCCTCGGACGCCACGGCGAAGAACACGTGCGGTGAGGCGCTGGCCGTCTTCCCGTCACCGGTGTGGGCGAAGGTGACGCTCGACAGTTGGTAGGCGGCGGCGTTGACCGACGGTCCGTGCGTCAGGGTTCCGACGCTCAACGCCCCCGAAGCCGAGATGTCGACCTTGGCGAGCTTCGCGCCGAGGACACCCGACGTGTAGCAGTAAGAGATCCACGCGACCCACCCGGTTCCGTTCCGGAAGACGACGAGATCAGAGTCGACACTGAGGCGCCCACCGGCCGGGGACACAGTCAGCGTCGACCACGACCACCCGCCACCCGTCCTCGGGGTTCCGCGTGCGTACCTGATCGTCTGCGGGTCAGTCTGCCAGCGCACGAACGCGACGTGCGCGTACCCGTCCGCGTCGATGACGAACGACGGGACCGCCGTGTCCTCGCCGGAACCGAGCGCCAGGTCGCTCGTCCCGCTGTAGGTGTACGTGGACGAGTTGTCGGCGGACGAGAAGAACGTCAGCCGGTTCGTGTCGATGACGGCGAGCCATATCGTTCCGTCCGGCGCTGTGGCCATGCGCTTCTCGGGCGATCCCGAGATGCAGTCCTGGTGATTGGCGGTGGTGACAGTCGTCGCCATCCCGTCATCTCCTTTCCAGAGCGATCCTCAGCTGTTCGGCCAGGGTCGCCCCGGCGTTATTGAGCGTAGTCGCGATGTCCTCGGCGTCGCCCGACGGCGCGGACACGACGACCGCGCCTTCCTTGACCTCGATGTAGGTGGTCGTCGAGGACGACGACGCCGGTGAACGCCACGCGTCGGCCGACCTGAACGCGCCCACGGTCGACTCCCCGGCGGAGAAGTCGACGCTCATCAGGTCGGATACCCCGGCCACGGCGGCGCGCAGCTCGCCGGTGTCGGAGATCCCCGCCGCCAGGTCGGACACGAACCGCTGGCCACGCAGCTTCACGTACCCGTGCCCGGACAGCGGGCCCTTCTCTGCCGGTGACCCGGGAAGGTATGCGGAAACGGCGGCGATGACCGACTGAGCCGCGTACATCGGGGCGTAGGCGAACGCCGAGATCCCGTTGGCCAGGGACTGCATCATCGACGCCCCGGCGTTGTACAGGGATTGCAGTGACTGCCCGATCGCGTCGACGATCGACTTGCCGATCGACTGGAACGGAGACAGGACGTTCCTGAGCCCTTCCTTCACCGAGGACTCGATCGGCTGCCAGATCGACTTCATGATCGACATGACGTTGTCGAGCGACTCCTTCCACGTCTTCACGAGATCGGACGTCGACGTCCCGAACACCCCGAGGACCCGGTCGAGCCCCTCCCTCGTCGCGCCGAGGACGGATGTCCATGTCTGCGTCTGGGTGGCGACGAACTGCCCACCGACGTCCTCCATGGTCGACTGCATCTCGGCGAACCCCTCGGCCACCGCCTGCTTCATAGACTCCCCGGCCGCGACGGCGGCCTCGCCGAGCTTCGACAGCCCCTGACCGACGGCGTCGAAGATGGCGCCGAACCCACCCATGTAGTCGATGAGGTAGGCGATCCCGTATCCGAGGGCGAGGAGTGCCGCGACGGCGAGCGCGATCGGGCCGAGGAGGCTCATGTCGATCGTCACCCCGAGCGCCGCCGAGGCCGTCGTCAGGCCGCTGATCACTTCGGAAGCACTGGTGATCAGCTGGATCATCGAGGTGAGCGGACCGGCGATGTTTATGACGACCATGCCGAGTCCGGCGATGGCCATCCCGGCGGTGATCAGCCCGGGGGCGAACTCCTGAAGATCCGCGATCGCCGTCGCGATCGCCGTGATCGCCGCGAGAACCGGACCGCTCAGCGGCGCGGCGGCCTCGATGAGGGCGATGATCGCCTTCGCCACGGCGACGACGGCCTCGACCACCTTCGGGAGGTTCTGGGCCGCGTAGTCGATGAAGTCGTTGAACGACTTGCTCTCGCTGAGACCGGCGGCCCACTCGGCGAACCTGGCGGTCATGGACTGCATCGCCTCAAGGAAGTACGCGGCGAACGGCTGGAACGCGTTCATCAGACCGGCGAACCCGGTCCCGAGGTTCAGCACCGACTCGCCGATGCTCTTGATCGCGGGCCCGGCCATGTTGGTCATGTTCTGGAAGAACTCGGTCCACACCGGGTTCCCGAACGTCTTGATCGCTTCCTGCTGGAGCGAGTGGAGCGCGTTCGACGACGCCAGGAGCAGCGGGGCCAGCTTCGGCATGTTCTGGTTGAGCGCGTACAGCGCCTCGTTCGCCATCACGAAGATGGTCGGCTGAATGATTGACGTCAGGGACTCCCAGTTGGCCTTCAGGTCCTGAACGCCCCTGACCAGCTCGGCCTGCTGCGGCGTGAGACTCCCGTACAGGGCCCACAGCTTCTGCATCGCGGCGAACTTCTGATCGTCCGTGACGGCGGTGTTGTACTGGTCCTGAAGCGTCTTCGCCTTCGCCAGGGCGTCGCTCACCGGACTGAGTGTCGTCACGGCGGCAAGCGAGAAGGCCCCGACACCAGCCGCAGCCGCTCCGAACCCGACCGCGAGCGAGGCGACCGCCACGGCGCCGACGGCGCCGACGGCGACCAGCGCCGGGGCGAGGGTGACGAGCGACGCCGTCAGGGTCGAGATCTCCCGCGAAGCGCGCTGGGCGAACGTCGCCATGCGTTCGAAGTCGTTCGAGACCTGTAGCTTCGCCTTCTCGATCTCGCCGACGTGCTCCTTCGTCTCCTTGAGCGCGGCGTTCAGCACGACGAGCTTCGCCATTGCCGCACCCATGTCGAGGTCGACGTTCAGGTTCACGGCGTTCGCCGAGATGGCCTGCACCTCGGCCTCAAGCTCGGCGAACCTACGCTGCGCCTCGTCGAGGTCGGCCTTGACGTGGATGTTGACCGTGTTCGCCTGAACGGCCTCGATCTGGGCCATGACCTCGGAGAGCTTCGCCTCAAGCTCTGCGGTGTCCGCCTTGACCTTCAGCTCGGCGTTGGCCCGGTCGACCTTCTCCGCGTCGTAGAGCAGCTTCTCAAGGCCGCTTATCGCCTCCTGCTCGCCCTGCAACCTGACCGAGACATCGGCCGACCTTCCCGAGATCTCGGTCAGATCCCCGCTGATCCTGTCGAAGTCGAACAGCGCGTCCCCGGCGTCGACGTCGACGGTGATCTTCGCGGTGTCACCGTCGAGTCTCTCGACCACCTTCTCGACGGCCTCAAGTTCGGCGACGGCCTCCGAGGTCCCGCCGGAGGAGACCTCGACGACCGCGTCGTCGGCGCTCAGTGCCTTGATCTGCTTGTCGACCCGTCGCAGGAGCGACTCGACGCCGGTGTCCCTGGCTTCGAGCTGGACGGAGAGTTCCGCGACGGTCGCCATGACTACCTCTTCCTGGCCTGCCTAGCGCTGACGTTCTTCTGGTATCTGGCCTCCGCGTCCATGGCCTCCGTGGCGATGTACGTCCAGAAGGCCGGTTGCTCGGCCAGGTCCCACGGTGCGACGCCCAGGTACTTCGCTGCCTTCAGTACCGGGTACCACTCGGGGATCTCTCCGGTAGCGCCGTCGGTGGTCAGGTAGCGGGCTATTTTTTTCCCGCACCGGCCTCCGCCTGGTGGTTCTTGATCGCTTGCATGACGTGACTGATCAGCGCCGAGTCGAGTTCAGAGACGCGTTCCAACGTCAGCGGTACGACGGTCTCCCCGTCTTCCTCGGTGAGGTCCCACGAGACGATCAGCGGGAGGAACGTCTCGTCCAGCGACGTCTCGGCCACGGCGATCTGGTCCTGCATCTCCTCGACGCGACCGATGATGTCGTCGGCCGACGGCTTCCTCTTGTCCGGGCGACCCTTGGCCGAGGCGAGGATTGTTTCCATCCGCCTCTTCGTCGCGGCGATACTCGTCCCCGCCGGACGGTAGACGATGTTGAGCACCCCGCCCCCTGGGAAGACAACTTCCAGAGGCACGGCGGGCGATAGTGCTTCCGAAATACGCATAGGCCAAATCTACCGATCGGAGCACGCCGGAGGCCTCCACCGCCACGGCGGGGAGGCCTCCTTCACCCGTTCGTTACAGCGCCGATGTCGTGGTCACGATCTCGACGTGCACGACCTTCGAGGACACCGAGTCAACGACGCCGCCGAGGGTCCACTCGATCGCGTACACGCCGTCCTCGTCGGACGGCTCGGCCACGGCGGTGACCTGGGCCGCGACGTCGATGGTCATCTTGTGGTAGTAGTCGGTCACGGCCCCGTCATAGATGCGCGGGCCGACCGCCTCGAAGCGAAGGCAGGCGGTCGCACCGGCGCGCATCTGGACCAGTGGTGCCATGCCGGAGGCGTCCGCCACCTGAAGCAGCTTCACCTCAAGCGTCGGCACCGTCTCGACGGTCGCCGCGTAGCTCGGCTTCGACGCGTCGACGACCCACAGGGGGCCGTACCGGTCAGAAAGGGAGAACGTCGCCGAGAGGGCGCGGGTCAGCTTCGTCGTCCCGAGGGCGGCCCAGGTCGGGTCGGAGTAGAACGACAGCTCGGTCGGGCGGACGGGGATCTGGGCGAGACGGGTCGGGGCCGCCGTCATCGTGATCCCGTCCTGATACTGGGAACCGATGCCCTCCCCGCTCAGCGAGATCTCCGACCGGGACAGGACGAACTCGATGCCGGTGATGAGGCACCCGACGGCCTTGCTCGCCCGCGACGAGGACCCCTGTTCGATGGTGAATGTCTTCGGTGCGTCGTCGTCCGACGGGTTGCTGTCGAACACCCAGCGGAACGCCCCGGTGTGGGTGGAGCTGTCCATGTACTCGGTCACCGTCGGCGCGCTCATCAGCGAGGCGAAGATGTACGGCAGTTCCGTGTAGCACGGCCCGCCGTCGATTGATAACGAGGACCACTCCTGGTTGAGGATCTGGTTCGCCGCGTACTTCTGCCCGGACGGACGCTGCGCGCTCGTCTCGATCGCGGGGGAGAGGACGAAACCGATCCCGCCCATCTTCTTGGACGCAGTGACGCCGGTTCCCGGGGTCGTCTCGACCCCGATCTGGCAGGACTGCGAGATTGTTGCCCGTTCGGCCATTTCGCCCCTCCTAGAGAGCCATAGCTCGTATACGCCAGGCCGCCCCGAGGTGCACGTACGGGACGCCCTCGCTCACTTCCGGGGCCCGGATTCCCGATTCCCAGAAGCACGCGATGGACGCCGCGACCGGGGCCGAGACTGTCACGTTCCTCTCGTCGAGAAGTTCCCTCACCCGCTTCATCCCGGTTGAGATAACCGAGTAGCTGGTACCTCTCGCCACTCCGACAATCGTATAGATGCTGTCCGTGTCGAGCAGTGTTCCGCCGACTCCGCGCACGGAGCGCGTGCTCTCCTCGGTGAAGACGACGTACGGGTCCGTCCACGCCGACGCCGACAGGCCGTTGCTGATCCTGTCGCCGAAGACGGCGTGGACGGCCGGGTCGTTCGCCAGGGTCGAGAAGACCCACGGGTCGATGATCTCGTAGCTCTCGATCGCGGTCACTTGGCAACGTCCTTGATCTCACGGGCGATGATGTTCGGGAACCTCGCCTCGAACAGGTGGGCGATCGGCCCGAACACCGGACGCTTGTGCTGGAACTTCGTCCCGTGCTCAAGGAACCGGGAGTAGAACGCCCACCTCGGGTGGTCGCCCATCCCGACCGTGGTGCTGGCGACCTTCCGTTTCCTCTTCGGCGTCTTCCAGTGCTTCGTGTACCTGGTTATCGTCGTCGACCGCTTCCAGATGTTCGGCTTCAGCATGCCGACCATCTGCTCACCGGCCTCGTCCGTTCCGCGCTGTAGCGCCGGGTTTATCGCATCGGCTATCTCGCCGCAGCGGTTGTACTTCACCCGGACGCTCACAGCGCACGACCGACGAACCGCTCGACGACCGTCCTGTCGGACTCGGCGCTCAGGCGCGAGACGACCTCGAACGTCACCCCCGCCACAACGAGGCGCGACCCCTCGGGGACTTCCGTCCCGTACGGCATGAGGATCGTCGACAGTTGCGGCCCCTGAAGCAGACCGGCCTCATTGGCGAGCGGCGTGTCCTTCGTGGTGAGCACGGCGCACCTGACCTCCGCCGGACGGGCCGTGTAGGTGAACGTCTCCCCGCCGTGGCCGTCTGCGACGGCCGACCTGTCGTAGACGACCGCAGAGTCGATGAGGCCGTCGTTGGCCAGCCTTCTCCCGATGGCGACGATCCCGGAAACGTTCATGACGACACCCCCATCACAGGACGAACTGACTCGGTACCACTTCGAGGCTCTTCTCGGTCACCGCGTCGATCCCGCCGAACCCGCCGATGCGGAACCACCACGTACCGCCGTCGTCAACGGTGACGTAGGCGTTGTACAGCCCTGGCGACACCCGGACGAGTTCGGAGTCCGGGTAATTGATGGTGCTCTGTGATCCGCTGGGCCTACGGACGTCGACCTGAACGACCAGGGGGTCGGTCGGGACGCCGTTGAGGCGGAACTCGCACTCGACGACGATCCGGGAACCCTCGTAGACGTCCCCACCGGTTCGCACGGTCATTGGTCAGTTCCTCCTGATCCGGACGTAGGCGATGCCGGTCCGCGCGAGGCGGACGGCGGCGATACCGGCCTTCCCGGCGATCCTGCCGAGGTTGACCAGGTGCAGGTTCGACGCCGCAGTGATCGTCCCCTTGTACAGCCGGACGAAACCGTTGCGTTCGTACCCGATCGCGGCGATCGAACCGGTAAACCTGCGGGCGAGCGTCTTCCTGAACGCCCCGACCGCAGTCATCGAGGCCGTGAACGCCTTCAGGGTCGTCCTGCGAAGTGCACCGACCGCCGTCACCGAGGCCGTGAAGACCTTAAGCACGACCTTCAGGTAAGAGAGCGCACCGACCGCCGTGACCGCACCCGAGTAGCGCTTCGTGGTCGCCTTGGCCAGTGCGCCCGCCGCAGTTACGGAGCCGATCGTTGAGATCGCGCCACCGCCGGGGCGTAGGCCCCAGTTGACGCCGACAAGGCCGATCGACGTCGAGACGGTCCACGTCTTCGATCCGCTCGCCCCGGCGGTGGCCTGGGAAACGCTGGCCAATGAGCCGCCGCGACCGACGGAACCGCCGGAGGCGTCGGCGACCATCGTCATCCCGGACGGGACCGTCGACGTCGCCGAGGATGAGTCGATCACAATGGCCGACAGTACGAGCACGTCGTCGACGGTCGTGGTGACGGACGGGATCGTGATCGACGTCGCCGTCGTCGACGCCGTCGTCGGCGTCATGTCGATCGGTGTCGAGGCGTTCACCCCGCTCCACGCCTGACAGAGGGCCGACATGCGCCCGGCTGTCGTCTGGGTACCGACCGGCGCCGTCGCCGGTGTCGCCTCGGTGTGGACGAAGTAGTAGATCCCGATCCCCATGGCCGCCCCGTACTGGGGCGCGACGACCTGGGTCCATCCCGACGGTCCGGTGAACTGGCCAGACGTTGCCGTCGACAGGAAGACGGCGATGATGACGTCCCCGTACTGGCGGTCGGTCGGCAGGGTGGCCGTGATGGACGTCGTCGAGGCGTTCTCGACGACCGTCGACGTGCGTGCGGTGATAGCCACTCGGGCCACCCCCCTTCGATTAGCTGCCGGACGGGAAGGTGAGCTGGTACGTGGCCTGTAGGGTTTCGGTGCTCGCCAGGTTGACGACGGAGAACAGCGACCTGTCGATCATCACTCCGCCGCCGGTGGCCGCCTGCGAGAAGATCCCGTGCTCGGTCGCCGCGACCGTCGCCGAGACGGTGATCGCGGCGGACGTCTCGTACGTCTTCGAGTCGCCCGACTTCTCGCCGAGCGAGCCGGTCGGTCGGGTGCTCGACGTCGCGTACTGGGTCGTCAGCTCGGTGACGAGCGCGGTCTGCGTCGCCGCCTCGGCGGTCGTCCCCGTGCCGAGGCCGTGGTACTTCATGTTCTCAAGCTCGACCAGGTTCTGGAACGCGTCGACGATGAAACCGACACCCGAGTCGGTGACCACCCGGCAGGACACGAGACCGAAGTCGAGGACGTCACCGTATTTCGTCAGCTTCGTCAGCCACAGGTGGCCGATCGCGCCGAGGCGGTTGTCCATCGGCAGGCCGTGCTGGAACTTGTACTGGTCGTGCAGCGAGCGCTCGAAATTGGCTGCGTTGCGCATCTGCCACGCCCTGACGAAACGTCCGTCCACGGTCGCCAGTGAGCGCAGGGAGAACGGCGTCCTGGCGTGGTGGAACGCCTCGGCGACGGTCCGGATGACCGGACGCTTGATCGGCGAGAACTTGGTGAGGCCCAGCTCACCGCTCGGGCTCGATTCAGGCACGTTAACCCCCTAGGGCGTCGGAAGGGTGCCGGTCGAAGAGCCGGTCCCGTAATCGGTGTTGACCGTCCTCCGGCTGCGCACGACGGACAGTGCCTGACCAGTGTCCCGCAGGGACCTGTCGATCTCGTCCAGATCGCCGGAGGCCAGGGCGACGCGCGCCCGCAGGATCTCGATCCCGAAGTATCCGGCGCTCACCGTTCCGTCCGCACCGACGGTCGTGTTGCGGAAGCTGTCGGGGTTCACGAGGACACGGAAGACCATGTCGGACAGGACGATCTTCGCCAGTCGACCGTCGACGTGGACGGCCGGGTCGGTCGACGCGATCGCTGCGGGGAGCTGTGGTCGCCTGACGTACAACTTCAGGTCGGCGTCCTCAAGGAGGACTGCGGCCACGGCGGACTCGTCCGCGCTGAGTTCGCGCCACCTGGTCTCGATGTCGCCGACCTCGGCGGAGAAGTGCGTTGTCCCCATGGTCGCAATCCTAGGCGGCCAACGAATTTCACACCCGCGTGAAGAGGACGTGGCCGGTCCCGCCCGGCCCGGCGAGCCCTGACCCGATCGGTTCAGACCTCATCTCGATGACGTCACCCTCGTCGACCGCGAGGTTCGACGGTGTCGACGACAGGTCGACGGTCCTCTCGTCGAACGCCGTCAGGTTGCTTCCGAGTGACGCGACGAACTCCCCGATGACCGTCGTCCCACCCCCCGACCGGCCGCGATTGATGAGCCTGAGTTTTCGGTAGTTGTTGCTCGCCCCGGTGACGTCGGCGTTCGGGACGTAGGTGAAGCGCTCGACCACGGCGTTGAACGGCGCCCTGGTACTCGTCGTCGTCTGCACGTTCGTCGCCGACGAGGTCAGCTGGACGGACACAGTCTTCTTCTCTGGATGACGGTCCATAGTTCCCCCACTTGTGCCCAAGGGCGCCCCGATGCGATGATATGCGCCGTCGCCTCTAGGTGGGCGCGGGGGAATGGGTCCGAGAGTGCGAAGGGGTCCTGGCACACGCCAGGACCCCTTAGTAATCGCAGCGCCTATCGACCGACGACGGCGTCGACGAGCAGACCGTCGGGGCACCCGACCTCCGGCCCGTAGTACACCTCGGCCATGCACCTCATCTCACGAAGCGTCGGGTCGGTGAGGACCGCGAGGATCGCCGCCGCCTTCGCCGTGTACTCCGCGAGGGTCGGTGGAGTGTCGAGTGAGACGTACGTACCGTCCCCGGTCGCGCCTTCGAGGGCGATCCGGCGCGTCCAGCGCGCGGGGTCGAGCTCCCCCGCCGGAAGGACGACGGTCACACCATCCTCGGCGAGCAGGTCAGCGGCGAGCACGGTCCCGTCGTGCCACCCCGCCGTGGTGCAGACCCGGTAGTCGGCCATCAGCTCGTCGCCGTCAGTAGTGCGTACGACTGGACCGCTGCCACGCCTGCCGTGTAGACCTTGATCTTCGCGTACTTCGGCGCGAAGGGGCATGTCATCGCCGAGGCCTTGGTGGTCGAGGCCGTCCCGGTCACCGACTCGGTGCTGACCCACCAGTTCGCGCCGTCCGGGGAGAACTCGACGAAGTAGATCGGTGCCGTCGTCGCCCCGGCGTTCGAGACGACGACCAGGCCGAAGTTCGAACACCCCTCGACGTACAGCGACGCGCTCGCGCTGTACTGGGTGTTCGGGGCGATCGACCGGTCGAAGAGCTGCCTGACGAGTCCCGGGGCCGCGCTCGACCTCATGGTGTTGAGCGCGACCGTGAAGGACGGTGTCGTCCCGCCCGGCGTCGGCCAGGTCCACCGCGACCTTCCGTGCACAAGCATCGGTGGCGTCAGGTAGACGCCGTTGCCGGTGATCCTCGGCAGGTCGTACACCTTCTGCCACGTGGTCCCGTTGTCATACGATTCTTCGAGCGTCAGGTCGAGTGTCGGGTTCGTGCCAGATGTCCCGGTGATCGTCGCGGCACCGACGATCGCCTGCCCCACCGGGGCCGTGGACGTCGTCGACGAACCGGCAGATGTGACGGCCGCAGCGGCACGGTCGGCGACCGACGCCCCGGCGCCGAGGAACGTCGCCAGCATCTTGTTCGTCCCGGCGACGTCGACGTTCGCCGAGGCGACTGATCCGGCGATACTGGCCACGTTCCCCGCGACCGTGTTGGAGACCTGGACGCTCCCACCGTTGACGAACGTCGGGACCGAGGACATCTGACGTCCGTGGGCGCGGCTCGACTCGATCTCGACAGCCGTGCGGCCGTGCTCCCGGCCTCGCAGGTAGTGGAGGCGGAAATCCGGGGCCGCCACGAGCCCGCCACCAACGGTGAGCACCGAGCCGGGGATCGGCTGCCCCTGCAACGGTTCGAGTTCGACCTGGAAGAGCGTCGTGTCCGTCGACGCGACCCGGTACAGCCCCTCCCTCGCCGTGTCCCGCACGAACCCCGAGTCGACGAGTCCGATGACGCACACCGACTCTCCGATCGACAGCGACCCCTGTGTCGCCAGGAACTGGACGAGCGTCCGGCCGGTCGTCGACGGCGAGACCGACTGAATGGACGACGATGCGGCGAACGGGGTCATGAGGCTCGTGTTCGTCTGTGACACGAACCCGCCGTGGCTCGTCGATGTCACTGACGCGCCGAAGGAGATCGTGAAGTTGTCGGCGTCGATGATCGACGCGACCTGGGTCGGCGTCGACAGGTTGGCGAAACCGGCCTGGTCGCGGACACCCCAGATCGACACCCAGCTCGAAGCGTTGAGCCCGTGCCCTGGCGCCTTCACCGTCGCCGTCGTCGAACCGGACTTCGTGATCTGTGTGATCGCGACCGGGACGGACAGGTGGGGCAGGTTCCGCCACTGGAACCTCGGCGTGTAGTCGACCGCCGGGTCCGGCAACTGCTGGTCGATCGAAATCGTCCCCATGGCGCCCGCCGTGCTGTCGACGGAGTGCATCGTCGCACCGGCCCAGTCCCCCTCGTGGAGGAATTCCAGCGTGTGTTTCGCCTGGAACGGGTAGGTGTACCTTGCCGCGTACCCCGTGGGAACGACTGCGGAGTCCCAGGTGGCCCCGGGGTTCCATGTCCGCACGAAGCGCTGCGAACCGACCGAGCGCGACACGAACCTCAGATTCCCCGACGTCGTGTCGTCGGCGATCGCGCCGATGAAGTCGGCCACGTTGAGCGCTGCGGGGATGTACACGGCTGAGCCGCTGCCACCGTAGGACCCGTTGGCGAGCGTCAGGGCTGCGGTGAACGATGTCGTCGTCGGAATCCCGGTGACGGTCATGAGACCGTTGACGCGAGGGTCCAGCGAGTCGTACACGGATACCCGGTCGCCGACCGAGTAGCCGTGCGGGGTCGCCGTCGGGTAAGTGGCCACGTTCGACGCGACGACGACCGGTGTCGACAGTTGGACCGGGGCCTGGTTGTCGGTGTCGACGGCGTACGCGCTTCCCGTCCCGCCGATCCCGGCGATGAACTGCTGCATCGCGCTCCGCCGGGACAGGGTGACGCCGAACCCGGTCCTCATCGGGGGCCTCAGGGCGAAGTCACGCCCTCCGGAAAGGTCGACGGACGAGTCGCGGTTACGCGGGTCGAGGGTGCATCGCAGGTACCTCGACCCGGCGGCATTGCCGTCCATTTCAACGACGGCGCCACCGTTCTTCGAGATCGACCAGTCGTCTCCCGGGGGGTAGTTCATCTCGTCCCGCCACGCCCGGTACGAATCGACCCTGCTATCGCTTGGCATTGACCCCTCCAAGGAGATTGCCGCCTGTATGGGAGCGGCCCCCGCCGTAATCGACGGGGGCCGCAGTAGCGCCTTGTCAGGCCCGGGCGAAGGAGACCAGGAACTGGCCACCGGGATCGGCGATGCCGCTGCCGACACTGAGTGACTTCAGCTCGATGATGTCACCAGCCGCGACAACCTTGTCCGTTGCCGACGCGGTGAGAGTGATGGCCTTCTCATCGAACGCGGCAGCGTTCACGCCGGAAATCATCGCAAGGGTCGCGACGGCGGTTGATCCCGCGCCGTTCTGAAAGTGGTTGATTGCGGACAGGGTCCGGCTGTTGGTGTTCGCGCCGGTGATCGCCGCGACGGGCACATATGACACACCCGTGACGGTGCCAGCGAACGGCGCACGTACGGTGACGGATGTGGTGACCGCAGCGCCGGAAGCGGCGATGTCTGCGGTAAGGATCGTGGTGAGCGGGTGCTGTTCGCCAGCCGCCATCTCTGGTTCCCCCTAGCGTGTTGGTTGAGGACGGTCAGGCGCCGACGGTCTTGATGTAAGCCGCCGGGTAGCGGCTCGCCTCGATCGGCTGTTGGTTGTTGATGGTGTTCCTAACCTGCCAGCCCACCCGGAAGGTGAGGCGCAGGGCGGTCATGTCCTGCTGGGCCAGGTTGTAGACGATCGCACCGGTGTTGTCGGTGATGACCGCCTGGTCCAGAACCTTCAGGCTGATGTCCTTGCGGGTGCCGACCACGAAGTTCTGGCTCCACGCACCGACGATCATCGCGACACCGTCGACACCGACGCCACCCGCTGCTGGCCAGAGGCCACTCATCGGGAAGAGGACCGGGTACCCGTCGATGGAACGCAGATCACCGGAGACGCGACCGGCGTCGATCCGCTGGCCCGTGGTGTCACGTGCGGCGCGCAGCAGGGGCCGGGCGGCCACGGCGGCGAGGAACCCCTCCGCCTCGAATCCGTCCGCCTCAAGGGCGGAGTACATCGAGTCGACGTCGCCCATGAAGCCGCCGGTGGCGGAGTTGTGGGCACCTGCGCTCACGACGTTCCCGGCCGCAGCGGCTGCGGTGACGATCGCGGTGGGGAAGTTCGCCGGGGCGTTGGCTCCGAAGAAGGCGGCCGAGTCGAGGGCCCGCGCGAATGCCTCGGTGAGGAGGGGCATCGCCTCGGTCCAGATGTCCCGCTCGACGTCGTCGGCCACGTTGTCGGGAACCGGGAGGATCGTCGCCAGCTCTTCGACGTAGATGTACTTGTTGCCCCAGCCGATCTCGGTGGTCTGCTTGAGTCCGGTGTCACCGGTGACCCAGTAGGCCATGGGCAGCGCGCTGAGGACCGGGAACCGGACCTGGTTGGCCGCGACGGGGACGGGGCGGAACAGGGACAGGACGGCCGACTGCTCGGTCGCCTTGCCCAACATCTCGTAGCTGACCTGTTCCGGGATGAGTGCCCCGGCGTCGGTGCGGCCAGTAAGCGAGTCGTAAGGCACCTAAGCCTCCTTGTGTCGGCCTAGGCGACACCTAGGCGTGCTCTTCTACCTTCTCCGCGCCAGTTGCGCCCGGACGATGTCCGAGAGCGTCTCCGGCTTCGACACGGAGCCGCCTCGCGGCCCGCCGTCGTAGCTCGGGGTCCTTCCGACCTTCAATTTAGTTGCCAGCAGTTTTGCGGCGGCCTCCATCGAGGCCTCGTCGCCCGCCGGAATGAATTGGAGGTCGTCGCTACTGAGGCCGTGCCTGAGTCCGATCGCCATGCGCGCGCTCGCCGTGACGGCGGCGTCCCGCTCGGCGGCTGCGGTGGCCGAGGCCGCCGTCAGCTGTTCCATCTGGGCACGGAGCGATGCGATCTGCTCCGCCTCGGACTTCGAGGCGGCACGGATCGACTCGGCCTCCTTGACCGCCGAATCCGCGTCGTCGAGGCGCTTCAGCGCAGCCTTGAGTTTCCGCTCGTTCTCGCGTGACAGTGCCTGCCACTTCTCGGCCTGGGCTTTGTGGTCGACTTCCTCGCCCACGTCGCCGTCGCCGTCAACGTTCTGCCCGCCATCGTCCGATGGCTGCGGAAGCGTCTTGATGTTCACCGCACATCCCCGTTTCGGGTTCTGCGAAGACCCTTTCGGCCATTCGCTTGCTACGTAACATACCCGTACCTGTCCAACATGAGGTATGCGGCGGCCTCGTCCCCGTCGGCGTCCCTGATGATCTGCCACGGAGTCGGTCGCGCCTCACCGGCCTGCCCCCCGGCGGTGTTCCTTCGGTAGAATCCCCGCTTCGTCGTCCCCTCGCGGGTGTACCGCCTCCCGCCGGACGTGTAGAGCCCCCCGCTGCGCCCGGAGGCCGCGACGACCTGGTTCATGTCACCCCCGAGGCGGATCGCCTCGGCATTGGCCTTGCCGAACGCCCGGTCCTGTCGGTCCCGGCTCAGGGACTCGAAGTACTTCTCGGGATCGACGGACACGTCGCCCGCGACAGCCTCAACGGACGGGATGTGCACACACGAACATCGTGGATGCCTGAGGAATCCGTCGTTCCATCGGTAGAACTTCCCCGCGAGCACCGCGCATCGACCGCAGGCGTTCGGGCTCACCATGCGGACCCAGCCGACCGTCGTCTTCGAGTCGTTCGCCGCCGACGCGATCGCCACCGAGTCAGCGGCAGCGGCGGCGTCGACGGTCTCGGTCAGTACGACCGACCTGAGGAACTCGCCACCGACCGTCTTCGCCACGGCGGGGCTCGCCCCACGGGAGATCGACGTCTTCGTCCGGATCACCGACATCTGGAGCAGCGTCCCCGCGTCGCGCCCGTCGGCGGCCCGCCCGGCGAAGGCCTTCGCCGAGATCGGGGCCGCCCGGACATCGAGGCCCTGCCTCGCGAGGATTCCCCGTGTGTACCCGGAGGACGTGGCCGCAGCCATCTCCTGCGCGACGGACAGGTAGCCGTACACCCGTGGTGCGACGTGCCCCCAGTCGCCGTCGAGGTCGTCCGTCCCGACGCCACCCCATAGCGCCTCGATCGCCTTCCACGCGAGACCGGCGACCGCCTCGACGGACGCCTGGTGCATCGACGCCAGGGCGACGACCGACGCCGCCGGGCCGACGGTCGCCCTGCCCAGGTCGTCGACCGGGGCGTCAGCGGTCATCGTCGGCGTCGGGACCGTCACTTGGTCATGCCGTTCGGGGTAATGATCTTCTGTTCGTCGGCCTCCGGCTTACCGCCGCCGGGGATCGGATCGCCGTTCTTCTTCTGCGAGTTCGACCTCGCGTCGGGTGCCTGTATCTGTGCGTCCGCATTGGCCCGGTACTGGTCGGCCAGCATCGCGGCCGGGTCGAGTTCGGCCGCCTCGCGGCGCTCCTCCTCAAGCAGGTGCTCCCAGCGCTCGATGTCGCTCGGCGTCGCGCCCCACAGCTCCCACACGACCCGCCGTGGCAGATCGGCCGCCTGACGCATCTTGATCAACGAGTCGGTCGTCTCGGCCTGCGTCCTGAACTCTGGGTTCTTCCACATGGTCTCGATGACGGTCCCCTCGTCGACGTCGAGACCGGCGACAATGGCGGCGAGGCGGATCGCCTCGACCGCAGGGGAGCTGTGCCCCTTGATCCGCTGGCCGACCTTCGACACGAGCCCGCCCTCGGACGCCTTCAGGGCCGCGCCGTTCCCGGTGGCGTCGAGACGGAAGTAGTGCGGTGGCGTCCTCGACCTCGACGCGATGTCCGTGACGTCCTGCCGGATCGCCTCGATGTACGGACTGAGCGGGGCCGAGTCCCACTGGCCGAACTTCGTCTCGATCACATCGGTCGTGACGATCCGCTTCCTGCCGATCTCGATCGGGTCGTTCGTGGTGCCCGTCTGGTCCTCGGACGGCCACCCGGACGCGTACTTCTGCGGGAACGCGCCGTAGTCCTGCGTGAGCATCCTGTCGGCGATCGTCTTGACGATCCGGTCCTGCGAGTCGGTCAGGTCGTACAGCTCGCTGATCCCACCGGTCAGCAGGCGCGGGTTGTTCGGTGACTCGATCAGTGGGACGACGCCCATGTCGTTCGGCGCCGGCCACTCCTCCCCCGTGACATGGCGCTCCTCCCACGAGGCCATCGAGGCGGACAGCTCGCGCTCGCCCGGAAGGTTCACCGCCTCGCCGATCGTCGGCGTGTTCGCCACGGCGGCGGGGTCCTTCGCCATGAACTTGTAGATCGCGTCGGGAAGGTAGAGCGTCGCGTAGACGTAGCCGGTCCACTCGTCGATCCACACCTTGAGGCCCGCCGCACGCTCGCGCCGGTCGGTTCCCGGCTCGAACTCGACGATCGCCTGGGTCGGGTGCTCGATGAAGATCTTCGGACGGTCCGGGCGCTTCGGGTTCGGCGTGACGAGGTAGTAGAAGGCCCCGTGAATGGCCGCCTCAAGAAGGCCCTGGTCGTGCTTCGTCTGCATGTCGTTCGCCGACCACAGTGACCACAGCTCGTCGTCGCCCATGGCGCAGTCGCCCTCGCCACGGCGGAAGCCGATCAGGTCCATCCGCTCGACCATGGAATCGATGACGAGACCCATGTAGTTCGCCCTGGTCAGCTTGAGTGTCCTCTTGAACTCGTCCTCGACCTGGCTGGGCAGCCACGGCATGTCGAACTCGCCCATGTAGTAGTCGTCGAACTTCTCGGTGCGACGGTTCCTGAGCATGATCTGTGAGTAGAGCCTGACGAGCCACTGCTTCGGCGTCAGCTGGTCCACGGCAACCCCCTATCTGCTGTTGGTCCGGCCCTTGGCCCGCGTGAGGCCCTTCTTCTTCGGCCCGTCCCAAAGTCTCGCAGCCGTGACGTCGAACGCTGCGGTGTGCGCCAGTGCGTCCGCCATGGCGACGTCGATCTTCCTCTGCTGGTGCGGTTTACCGAGGATGTACCGCTGTCCCGGCTTCGCCGTTTTGCGGGCCGCGAGCATGTGCAGGCGGTAGATCGGCTCGTTGTCGTGGGTCGACCGCTTGTTGACCAGGTCGTTCGCGCTCTGCACGAGAGCCTGGTGCATCTGGATGACCCGGTACGTGGCCCAACTGAAGACGATCTCCTCGCCATGCTTGAGCGCGAAATCTCCGATCTCGCTCTCCCAGTCGCGCGGGTCGCAGTACATCCGGCGGACGCTGTACTTCGAGAAGATGTCGTCGACGGCAGCCGCCACCTCACCACGGGGGATCTTTCCGCCCCACTCGGCCGGGTTCCAGTACGTCGGTCTGTTTGACGGACCGTACGTCGGCGTGAAGCGGAACCCGTCGTCGGTGACGCAGCGGATCGCCGTCCAGTCGTCGGAATCGGACCCGTCGAACCCGACGGCCACCGGGGTGTCCGCCGGGACGACCCGCCCCGGCGTCGCCGTGTCGTCGAGCGCCTTCTCCGTCATCCACGCGCCGAGGCCCTGAACGGTGCGGTTGCCGTAGAACCGCTCCGCGTTGGCCGGGTCCTCAAGGATGATCTCCTCAGCCTCGGCGTTGATGACTTGCAGGTCCACCCACGAGCTTCCGTCGTAGACATACTTCAGGATCTCAAGACGCTCGGCCTTGATCTCGAACCTGAGACTCGGGTCGGCCTGCGGGTGGTACCTGAAGATGTCGTTGACCCGCAGCGACGCCTCGTACGTCTTCTGCGCCACCGAGTTCTCCGACGGCTCCCAGGCGTTCGTCGTCTCTGCGGACCGTCCGGACATGCCGGACACGCCGCGCCGCTGGGTCACCGCGACCTTGTCCATTTTATTCTGGACGAGCCAGATGCCTGTTTCATCCTGTGGGCAGAACGTGACACGTTGCCCTAGGCGAGACTGGTTCGAACTGGTGACCGTGTCGATCCGTCCGCCGTTCGGAAGCCTCGTGAAGTCCTCGGTCGTCCTCGGGATGATCTCGCAGAGCGGCCCCTTCTCGACCATCGGCCTGAAGGCGTCGTAAACGTTCCCGGTCTGCTCCTCCGAGTACGCGGTGAGTTGGATCAGTGGGGTCGACCACGGAGCGCCCTTCGGCTCACCGGCCCGGTATTCGTAGACCCACCCACACGGACACCCGTGGTCCTCACACCGGTACTCCTCGCCGGACACGGCCCAACCGGCGAAGAGCGCCGGCCCGACACCCTCGACGCAGATGTGCGCCGCCGTCATGGGCCCTTTCCCGCTGTTTCCGGTAGGGATCATCTGACGTCCGGCGAGGAACGTGTGCGACGCGTCCTCGACCTCGATGCACTGCGTCGGCTCCGGGTCGATCCGCTCGATCGAGGCGATCCTCCGGTGCATGTTGCGCTCGCGACGCTTGCGCACCCTCCCCAGCTCCTCGCAGGTGAACTGGTCGGCGCTCACGGTCATGCCGTCGATGGGCGTGAATCGGATGCGCCATCTGGCGCGGCGCTTGATCAGGTGGCGCGTCGACCGCATCCCGAGGGAGGCGATCAACTCCTCGATCGCGTCGGCGTCCTCCTCGGACGCGCACGTCACCTCGCACCGGCGGTGCCGGGTGTCGACGTAGCCTCCGCCGTCGACGAGCCCGGCGAGCAGCATCACCCGCTGCCTCGCCGATGCCCTCAGGTACTCGATTCCGATGGACCGCCTCGTGAGCCCGTGCTTGCGCGCGAGCGCGTCGAGCAGCTCGGGTGTCATCTGGAGGGCCGAGATCACCTCCATGGCACCGGCGCTGTACCCGCCACGGCGGGGGCGGGACGCCGCGTACCAGATCCCGAGCGCGTACGGGTGGATCGGCAGCCTCGTATCCGGCATTAAGAGCGGTTCCGTGTTCGCCACGCGCCACCGCCTACCGGACCACTGGTCGATCAGGCCGATCCCGACCATCTCGACCGTCGTCCTCCTCTCCTTCCGGTAGCGGCCCGTCGGCATGCGCTGCTCGACGACCCACTCGTGGTCACCACCGGCGATCAGCTCGGACCCGTCGTCGAAGACGACCGAGTACGTGTCCTCGACGAACACCCCGGACTTCCCGACAACCCTCGTCGGCACGCCGGTGGCCGTGAACACCTCGTCGCCGGGCTCAAGGTCGGCGATCGTCGACCATCCGTCCGGCGTCGGCACCGGCGTGTCCACGGCGAGCGCCTTCTGCGGGGCGACCACCTGTGCCCTGCGGTAGTGGAACGCCGGGGCCCCGATCGCCGGTAGGTCCCTCGTCGGAAGCGGCGCGTCGCCCCTCACCCGGTAGAAGTTGAGGAAGTACCAGTCCTGCCACGGCGCGGGGACGTACGGAGACCCGGCGACGTGTCGGTCCGGGATGACGCAGTGCCTGCGAATCCATGCTGGGACGATCCACATCGTGTGGAAATCGACGATGAAGTCGTCGCTCGGGCGCCTCCGCACGATCGGTCAGGCCTCCTTCGGGGGTAGGACGGTGAACCGGCCACGGATAATGTCGGCGTCGTCCACCCCGGGCTCCCCCTTCCCGACCGGGCGGAGGGCGTTGAGGAGCTTCATCTCGTCACTACTCCCCTCGATGACGAGCCCCATCGTCCGCAGGGCCGAGGCGGAGAGCAGGAGTTCGATCGCCATCTGTCGGCACGTGGTGACCAGCGCGGCGTTGGCGCTCGGCTCCTGTGCTCGCAGGAACGTCCGGACATAGAGGACGACCGTCTGTTCCATGTGGTCCCGGTGCCAGATAGCCGCCTGCGGGAGTGTCCACACGTAGTTCCACACCGCGTACTCGCGGTCATCGAAACCGTCGCTCTCCGGCGGCCACGGCGGGACGGGAATCCGGCAAGGGTCCGGGAGGACGAGCCAGCTACCGGCATCCTTGCGCCTTGCCGGTGACCCGGGGTCCGGCGCCTTCGTCCGCTGCCTGCCGCTGACAACACCCATGACTGTCCCACCTTTCGTCGAGGTGGGACGAGGCTACCCATGACGGGGAACCGCCGCCAGTGCCGGTCGGACCCGGGCGCCCGTTCCCATGGGCCGACCGGCACCTTCGCGATGGCAGGTCGCGCAGTCACATCCTTGCATCGATCGTGGAACGTCGCGCCCGTCGTCTCTGCGGTCGTTTATTCGGCATCCGAATATTAGGACAGAGCTGACACATTTTTCCCCA